ATTCAGAGCAAAAATAACTTATATGCTAATATTCACTTATGTAGAATAATAACCTTGTCACCTTGACCAGTTACCCTACTTGATAGTAACTGGTCAAGGTGACACAAAATCAGAAAAACCTTTAAAAAATAAGCCTTTTTTTAATTTTTAATTACCTTCTGATTTGATAACAAAAAATGCCGTTCTCGCGCTTTTTGGCCTTTTAATAAAAATAAGGAGATTTTAAAAATGGCTCGTAATATTCGTGTTAATCAATCGCATTTCGCGATGATTCCACAAGCTAATATTCGCCGTTCTGTCTTCGATAGAAGTCATGTTTACAAGACAACTTTTAACGAAGGCCATCTCATTCCTTACTTTGTGGATGAGGTTATTCCAGGCGATACGTTCACTCTTAATCCTGTGGAGTTCTGCCGTTTAGCTACTCCGGTCGTTCCGTTTATGGATAACATTTACATTGAGAGTTTCTTCTTCTTTGTTCCGTCCCGCCTTGTATATGATAAATGGGTTAATTTGTGCGGCGAGCAGGAGAATCCGGAAGATTCTACGGATTATCTTGTTCCTACTGTTTCCTTAACCGGTGATATGACAAATAAGCTCCCCGATTATATGGGTATTGCTTGTAGTAATGGTACTTTTAATAATGTTTCCGTCAACTGCTTGCCGTTTCGTTCGTATTGGCTCATTTGGAATGAGTGGTTCAGAGATGAGAACCTGCAAAAGTCTGTTAAGGTTAGCAAAGGCGAAACTAACACAGTCTTGGAACCTATGGGACGATCTACCGCTAATCCTAATTATGGTTTGCCGTCCGGCGTATCTAATTGGTATGACCCGGCTCCGCGTGGAAAAAGATATGACTATTTCACCGGTGCGCTGCCGTGGCCACAAAAAGGCCCTGCTGTTGATTTGCCTTTAGGCGGTCAAGCTCCCGTTTATGGTAATGGTGCTTTAGCTCTCAATTTTGCTGGTACTGGTACGGCTGGTCTTTCTTTGTATGAAACTCAGGGTTCTCATACTTCCGCTCGTGTTACTTTAGCTGCTAATAATGGTGCTTCTATCGGTGCTGTCGGTTCTGGTTCTTTTACTAATCCTAACTATTTGAGTCTTGGTGGTTTACCAACTAAAGAATCTGGTTATGCTACTGGCGTTTATGCTGATATGTCCGATGTTTCTTTAATAACTATTAATTCGCTTCGTCAAGCGTTTATGCTGCAAAGGTATTATGAGATTGATGCTCGTGGTGGTACTCGTTATACGGAAAAATTACAAGTTCACTTTGGTGTAACTAATCCGGATGCCCGGCTGCAACGTCCTGAGTTCCTCGGCTCGCATAGTAGTATGATGAATATTAACCCGGTTACTCAGACAAGCTCCACGGATTCCACTACTCCACAAGGCAATTTAGCTGCATATGGTTTAAATGCCCAACGCTATCATGCTTTCACTAAGTCATTTAGTGAATTTGGTTATGTTATCGGTTTAATTAATGTGCGTGCTGATTTGACTTATCAGCAAGGCGTTAACAAGATGTGGCTGCGTTCTGATGTCTTGGATTTCTATTGGCCGTCCTTTGCTCACTTAGGCGAGCAGGCTATACAAAATATTGAGATTTATTGTCAAGGAAATGAAGATGATAAAAAGGTATTTGGCTATCAAGAACGCTATGCAGAATATCGTTATAAGCCGTCTTTGATTACCGGTCAATTCCGCTCAACCTATAAAGAACCTTTAGACATTTGGCATTTGTCACAGAAATTTGCTACGTTGCCTACGCTCTCGGATGAATTTATACAAGACCACCCGCCTATTAGTCGTGTTGTTGCCGTTCCGTCTTATCCTCACTTCTTGCTCGACGTTAAATTTAATTTGAAATGTATTCGCCCGATGCCTATGTATGGTATACCCGGTATGATGGGTCATTTCTAAGGAGTGGTTTAAATGGGTTCCTTTCTTGGCTCTGCTCTTGGATCTGTTACTGGTGGCATTGCGTCTATCATTGGTGGTGCTCTTTCTAACTCTGCTGACCGCCATGCTGCAACAGTAGCTAATCAGCGTAATCAATACAATTACCAGCATCGCTATCAGTGGTCTATGCAGGATATGCAGAAAGCTGGTTTAAATCCTATGCTTGCTGCTACTTCTGGTATTGGTGGCTCTGTTAATGGTGCTTCTGCTCTTGCTAGTCAGTATAATTTAGGCGAAGGCGTTACTGCTGGTATGTCCGCTCAGGCTGCTGGTAGCTCTGCTAAGGCTGCTCAAAAACAGGCTGATACTGCCCAGCGTGTTGGTGAAGGTACTGTTAAAAAGTTAGATTCTGATGTTCTTTTGAATGCTGCTACTGCAAAGAATTTTGAAGCTGAAGCTGCTGGAAAAACTATTGCTAATAAATTGGCTACTGATACATATGCTGATAACGTTGCTTTGTATAAACAGAATTTGGAAAATGCTAAAAAGCAAGGTCAGTTAATTTCTGAGCAAACCCAAAATGCTCTCTATCAGCGTGATGTAGTTATGCCCGCTCAAGCTAACATGATGATTGCACAAGGTAACGCTGCTAATAGTTCTGCCGCTTATAATGCTCAGTTATCCAATGTTGCTAAGGCTGATTATGATTACAAAACTTCTCGCAATTCCGATTATAAAAATCTTGGTTTGTCTGATGACGGATTACCTTGGAATACTGTCGGACGTGCTGCTAATCGTCTTTTTTCTGGTATTGCTAATTATTTTTCTAAGTGAGGTGTTTAATATGTCCAACAAAACTACTGCTATTCTGACTTTCCTCGTTTCTACTGTTATTCCGTTTATTCAAGACGTTGTTGATTTTATCGACATGTTTCGTACCGGTAAATACAACCGTGAAGGCTCTGCAAGTCTTAAAGCTATCTCGCTTGCTATGCAGGATGACCTTGTTAATATGCAGAAAAGAGGTCAAGATGATGTAAATGGCTTTCGCCACGCGGCAGCAGCTGCGCAGGAAGAAAAAAGCTACTCCCGCTTTTTGGGAAAAAATAATTAACCTTTTAACCCTTGGTATTTATTTAAGGAGTAAACGCCATGAAAAGAAGTAGAATTTCGCGCGGAAGCTCTCGCCGGAACTTTCGCAATCATGCCGTTCCGCGGCTCAAAAATCTTAAATCTCGCAACATGCGCGGCGGTATCCGCATGTAGAAAGCTGTGTGTATTATGACTTGCCTTAATCCTATGTTTGCTAAACGCTCTGCTGTGCCTAACGCTAACGGCAAGTATGAGCTATCAAATTTTGTTGCTTATCGTCAGTTGTCCGGTAAATCGTTGGAATATGCTAAAGCTGAGTTAGCTAATGATTATGCTGTTGTTGTGCCCTGTGGCCAATGTCTTGGTTGCCGTTTGGACAAAGCTAATGACTGGGCTATTCGGTGCGTTCACGAAGCTAAATTGCATTTGCATAACTGTTTCATCACGCTGACCTATAATGATGATTGCCTTCCAGCAGACGGCTCTTTACATCGCGACCACTTACAACTTTTTTTTAAGAGATTACGTCGCTATTTAGATTATCATGACAATTCTAAGATACGTTTTCTGTGCTGCGGTGAGTATGGCGACCTTAATCGCAGGCCGCATTATCATATTCTTTGCTTTGGTTGGTTTCCTGCTGATGTCCGGAAAGTTTCGGCGTTGACATCTGGTTATAATCTCTTTCGCTCTCCGACGCTGGAGAAACTTTGGCCTTATGGCTACAGTATTGTTGGTGCGATTACTTTTGAATCTGCCCGGTATGTTGCTAAATATTCGCTTAAAAAGCAGACCGGTAAAAATGCCTGTATGTATGATGCTTTAGGCATTGCCCCGGAGTTTGTCGGCAGCTCTTTAAAGCCAGGTATAGGAGCTGATTATTTTGACCGTTACTCTGAGGATATTTTTAAATTAGGTTTTGTTACAATTAACGGAGCTAAATATAAAATACCTCGCTATTATCAAACATTATTTGAGCGCAGCAATCCCGTTTGGTATAGTATATACAAGCACCAAAAGGCCGAAAATGCAAAGGCTGCTGTTATCGATTGTAAAAGGTTAGAAGCGCGCGAAAAAATTATGAAGCACCGGCAGGAACAATTTGAATGCGATTTTGATAATTTAGGTTTGTAAAAGTTGCTAAAAGTTGCTAAAAGTTGCTAAAAGTTGTTTACTTTTGCGCTTCCTCATGTTATAATATTTTTAGAAAGTGAGGTGAGCGTAATGCTTAAAGACTACGCTGAAGGTGTTATTGGTGTTGATGATTATAAGTTTAACAAGGCTTATGATTTTCTAACTAAATATGGTTATCGTTTTTCTACTTACTCTCGCGCTCGCGGCTATCGCGAACGTATGAAATATTCTATTGTTGCAGAAAATCAATTAACTATTATTTGTTTTGATGAAGTTTACATTCTTCTGCCAATGGCAGCTAAACAGGTTCTCATTCAATACTTAAGAGGTGATATTAATGAAACTTTATTGTATTTATGACCGCAAGGGTGAGCTGATGAATCCGCCCTTCGTTCAACAAAATAATGCTATGGCTATCCGTCAGTTCCAAATCATGGTTAATCAGCCTTCTACTCCGGAGCGTTCTAATATTATCCATGATTATCATGAGGACTTCGTTCTCATGTATCTTGGTGAGTTTGATGATAAAACGTGCGCATTTTCCCCACAAAATCCCACTTTGCTTTTGTCTACCGCTACGGAACTATTGACTCCCCCCCCCAGACTGCTAAAATGTAGTTATAAGGTACGCTTGCCCGCTTTCCAATGTTGTGGTATAATGCTAACAAGGCAAGTTGTAATACCGCAACTCTTAAAAGGCGTTCAGCGTTATGTTGAGCGTCTTTTTTGTTTTTATATACCGGCTATGCCGGTATGATTGGAATTAGCTGTTCGCCAGCTGGAACAATCACTTTACATCTTCGTAACAATCGCGGACGAGAATTAAGCCTTACGCAAAACTAACCTGCGCGCCTTGTTAGGTTAAGAAAGGAGATTTTTACGCATGGCTAAGTTTTATACGCTTTACGATGAGCAACCGCCCAAACCTCATGTTGAAATTACTCAGCCTTCGCTTGCTGACCAAACATTTGCCGAGGAATGTGATATTCATCATATTATTGCTAACTTTAATACTACCGGCATTGTCGATTCTGTTGGAGCACATGACCCGGCTACTTTGCAGTATGGTGATACTACTCTTTTACCTGATTATGAAACAGCCTGCAACCTTGTTGCTAATGTTAATGCAGAATTTGCAGATTTGCCTTCTAGTGTCCGTGCCGAATTTGGCAATGACCCACGAATGCTGCTTGATGCTTTAACATCTACTGACGCTAAAGTTGTATCTAGGCTTGAAGAGTTAGGCCTTAAACCTAAAGCTATTGTAGATACTCCGGTAGCACCTGTCACTCCGGTAGCAGGAGAGAGTAATTCAGAGCAAAAATAACTTATATGCTAATATTCACTTATGTAGAATAATAACCT